CCCGACCCAGCCGTTTGTAATTCGACCGGGCTATCGGATCGCCCAGCTAATTCTGGAAAACTGCCTGACCCCTGAGGTTAACGAGATTCCAGGCGAGTGTACGGGGCTCGTCACGGAGCGCGGTGCCTCAGGCTTCGGGTCGACGGGTATCAACTGAAAAAAAATCATGGCCTAATATAAATGTTCATCTGCCCGAAGAAGATTCTGATGGCTCTGCTCTTCATGCTGCTGGCGGCCCCCGTGGCCTTCCAGGCGGTCCGCCGCGTCCTGGGCGGCTGGATCGCCACGGCCGAGGGCCTGCCCAAGGTGGGCGGCCTGGCCGTGCACGCCGTGGTCTTTATGGTGCTGAGCACGCTGATCTGGCGCTACGTGCCGATCGGCTCCAGCCGCTTCGCCGAGGACGAGAAGGCTGAGGAGTTCGAGTCCAAGCTGACCGGTGCCGAGCTGTTCAACCAGCCCGACCCGTCCAAGATGCACGCGGGCGTCTACCACTAAATTTTCATCAGTATCAGTATGGCGGGTGGCATCTTTCCAGGGGCTCCCTTCAAGTTTAACATCAAGTGCGTGATTTTCACGGCTATGCTCGCGGGTGGCTATTGGCTCCTCCCCCACAAGAATTATTTTGTTCTTTTCTTTTTGCTTTGGTTTCCCTACATTGCGATGGCCTGGTACGACTATATGTACGAGTGCCGGAATAAGCTCGGGCCGACCATCGTCCCGTTTGGTCGGTACATGTGGTTGCCCTTCAAGCCCCCGCAGTATCAGGCTGAATATAACAAAATGTCCGAGAGTCAAATAGGGACGATGTCCCGGGTCGACCACGTGGTCGGATGGACCATAGTTATTTTGGTCCTGGCTTATAGTTTCAAGACTCTCTATAAATAGATGCAAAAGGTGGTCTTCCAGGCTGTTGCCTGGGAGGGCCACGATACTGAAGACGACAAGTACGTCGTGAGGGCCTATGGACGCACGGCCGACGGGAGATCCGTCGCCGCGTCCACATTCTTCGAGCCGTACTTTTTTGCCAAGACTGGCTACCGGACACCCGAGGTGCGTCACGCACGCATCGAGACGGTCCTGGCCAAGGATCTTTGGGGGTTTCAAAATGGCGAGCGATCTCGATTCTACAAGTTGACGTTCAAGACGCACAAGGCGCTCCGTAGCGCTGCGTGGGCCCTCGAGCGCGATCACTGGCGCGTCTACGAGGCGAACATCGATCCGGTCCTCCGCTTCATGCACGTGTCGGGCTGCACGAGCACCGGCTGGATAGAGGTTGAGCACGAGGCCGAGGATGTGGACACCCGCTGCGATCTGAATATCCAGACTGAAAAATTCGTGCCCAGAACAGACAAGGACGAGATCGCCCCCTTGAAGATCATGTCCTTTGATATCGAGTGTTACTCGAGTACCGGAGCCTTTCCAAACCCGACCAACGCCAGTGACGTCGTGTTTCAGATTGGCATGACCACGGGTGCGTTCGGCTCGACGGCCCCGCTCGAACGCAAGTGCCTGTGCCTGAAACAGACGGACGGGGCCGACTGTGAGAGCTTTGGGACGGAGAGGGAGCTGCTCGAGCGCTTTGGCGAGTATCTGGCGGCCGCGGACCCGGACATCATCACGGGCTGGAACATCTTCGGCTTTGATCTCGAGTACATGTACAAGCGCGCGATGCGGTGCGGAGTCGAGACGCTCTGGGGGCGCCGAACAGACGTGCCGTCTGAGCTCGTGGTCAAGAATCTATCGAGCAGCGCCCTCGGAAACAACGAGCTGAAGATGGTGCCTATGGTTGGCCGGTACGTATTCGACCTCTTCCAGGACATTAAGCGCGAGCACAAACTAGAGTCTTATTCCCTGAATAACGTGTCCAAGCACTTTTTGAAGGACCAGAAGAATGATATGCCAGTCAAGGAGATTTTCTCGCGTTTTGCAGAGGGCGACCCGGTCCGTCTCGGTGAGGTCGCGCAGTACTGTCTGAAGGACACGGAGCTGCCACACGCCATCATGGCCAAAGTGTGCCAGATTCAGAACCTCGTGGAGATGGCCAAGGCGTGCTGGGTCCCGTTGGCCTTTCTGAGCGAGCGCGGTCAGCAGATCAAGGTTTTCAGCCAGATGGCCTACAAGGCGCGTCAGCTCGGGTTCTTGATACCAACCTTCAGACGGCAGGGACCTGGCGCCGACGACAAGTACGAAGGCGCGACTGTGCTCGACGCGCAGTCGGGCGCGTACTACGGACCCATCACGGCCCTCGACTTTGCGAGCCTGTACCCGAGCATCATGGTCGCTCACAACCTGTGCTACTCGACGCTGGTCATGGACCCCAAATACGACAACTTGCCGGGCGTCGAGTACGAGACTTTCGGCCCGCACAAGTTTGCACAGGGCGTCACGTCGCTCCTGCCTACGATTCTGACGGACCTCAAGGCTTACCGCAAAAAGGCCAAGAAGCTCATGGCGGCGGCCGAGGGCACGCCGATGGAGGCTGTTTACAACGGTCAGCAGCTCGCCTACAAGATCAGTATGAACTCGATTTACGGGTTCACGGGCGCGTCGAAGGGTATGCTCCCGTGCGTCCCGATCGCGTCGACCGTGACCATGCGGGGCCGGCAGATGATCGAAGAGACGAAGAATTACGTCGAGGCGAACTTTCCGGGGGCCAAGGTGCGGTACGGGGACACTGACTCGGTGATGGTAGAGTTTGACGTGCAGGGTCGCAAGGGTCAGGAGGCGATCGAGTACTCGTGGGCCCAGGGTGAGTTGGCGGCCGAGGCGTGCACGAAGCTCTTCAAGGCGCCAAACGATCTGGAGCTTGAGAAGGTATACTGCCCGTACTTTCTCTACTCGAAAAAGCGCTACGCGGCCAAGATGTACGAAAAGAAGGGCGATGCGGTCGTTTTCAAAAAGATTGACGTCAAGGGGCTGCAGGTGGTCCGGCGTGACAGCTGTCCGTACGTTCGCGAGACGCTCAAGAGTCTGCTCGGGATGATCCTCGAGTCGGACGACCCCCGGCCCGTCATACAGTTTGCTCGCGAGGCGTCGGCCGACCTCGTGGCGGGCAAGGTGCCGCTGGAAAAGCTCATGATGAGCAAGCAGCTGGCCAGCGACTACAAGGTGGCGATGCCGCACGTGGCGGTCCGTGACAAGATCAAGGCGCGCTCACCCGGCTCGGAGCCGCAGCAGGGCGACCGTGTGCAGTTTGTGGTGGCGCTGGCGCCCAGGAACGGCAAGCTCACTGAAAAGGCCGAGGATCCCACGTGGGTCAAGGAACAGGGGGTCCCGCTTGATTACCAGTATTACTTCACGAATCAGCTCAAAAAGCCGGTGTGCGACTTGCTCGAGCCCCTGGTCGGCTCGGACCCCGAGCGGACGATCTTCGCGGCTGCGACGGCCGGAAACAAAAAGGGCACATATGATCCCAAGATGCGCACACTCGACGCGTATTTTAAGAAGCCGAGCGCTCAGTAATCAAGACGAGCCTATGGAGCAACAGATCATGGCGGTCATAGAGACCGAAGTCAACAGGCGTGTGAGCGAGCGGCTGAGTAACGTCGTGCAGCACGTGTCCAAAACGTACAGGTTGCCCTTTGAAAAGCTCATGAAGGATGTAGCGTGCCTAGAGGTCAAGACGGACCAGTGCCTTGGGCTCGTGGGCAAGGGCACACGGTGCACGCGCCACGCGCGCATAGACGGGTACTGCAAGACGCACCAGGATCAGAAGCCGGTCATTGCGATGCGCCCGGCTGAATCCGAGGCTCCACAGGGCCCGCAGCACACGCACACCTTGCCGCCGATGTACTTGGCAGGGTGCCCCGCATGTGAAAAGGTCAAGACAGTTAAACATTTAGACTTATTCTAGAGTAATGAGCAAGTCGGACTTGCTGCTCGAGTCGCTCAGACGTTTCTACGACGATCCGGTCAACGCGAGCCGGCTGCACGACATCCTCACGACCAAGAGTCAAGGTATTTCTTTGCGTAATTTGGAGTGGTTCATCACCAATTACGCCAAGAATAGACACGTCACGTACACGACTCCGGCCGGTCGCGCGTTCACCGTCCACGTGGCCTACAAGTCGAGCCTGGACGGGTACAGCAAGAAACTGTTCGATCCTTTCTGTCGGACCGAGCGTATCCAGTTTCAGGGGCTGACGACGACCGTGGCCCAGCTCAACTTCATCAAGTGGTGCTTGACCAACGGCATCATAGACTACATGACTACAAATAAGCCATGCGAGCAAAGCCACCCTGAAACTCCAGAACTGAATACCCATAGTAAAACAGGTACAGTGAGTACTGTGTGATGGTCGCCGCGAGCTCGGGCAAGAACTTGAGCGTCAAGTTTGACGTTTGAGAATTCAATTTTGAAAAATCAATGTACCCTCCCTGGTTGTATTCAGTCACATTCAGACCGAATGAATACAGATAGATGTTCTTTTGAGGTACGGACAGGCCGTGCTCCATGGGCTGCTTGAACGAGCAATAGGTGCCGTTGGCGAACGTGTCCAGGATGTCCACGTTATTCATGGTAATCTTCACGGTCTCGATAGAGTCGATGTACTGAGCCTGACCTGTCGGGAACGTCAGGGGCACGGCTGCCGTGATGTACTGTGACGCGTAGCCGTACAGATACCGAACGTCATAAAAGTTTGAGTTTTGGATCCCTTCATAATTCTTGTTGCGGATGAACCAGGCCAAGAGCTGTACCGGAAAATTGGCGGTGAGCGTGGCCGTCACGGAGCCCTGGTTGTACTCGGCCGTGGATTCTTTCTTTATGGTCGGGACGATGTAACGCAGGGGCTGGTTGCGGTAGTACAGGCGCTCCGCGTCCGTGATGCGCACCGACTCGAGGACGATGTACGGGTTGATGAGGTCGATGGTCCCCGGGAAGTTGGTGAACCACGTCTGCGGCCGGAAAGTAAAACGGATGTAAATCTTTTGGGCCCACATGGCGCACACGGGGAAGTAGGGCCGGCGCAGG